ACCAAATGGTGGGCCTCGCGGTTTTACGACCGTTCCATTACGGATCTCCATGGATGTTGGAAGCCAATAGCCATGACCACCAAGATCAGCTCTACTTCGATTATGGGCACGTACCGAAATCTCGCCACCGGCGAAATTGGCACGCGTTCATATACGAATTGGCAAGCTGAGTTACTCCAGTCCGATTCAACTACCCCTGGGATTGACCATCCGTTTCGTTCGAAACTGACGTCTTTCACAGGTTCGATCCTTAGTGGATCGTTAGGGTATGCTGAGTGGCATGGATGCCCGTCTGCGATGCCTTCGTTTCCGTTATCCTTTAAACAGATACCGGTTGCGGATTTATCGCGGGCTCTTGCTGGTACTAACCCAGGATCTGCCGATACAAACGTCCCTGTGTTCGCTTATGAACTAAAGGACGTGCCTGATATGATACGTCAGGCCGGCAGGTTCCTGCTCGCCGTGAAGCGAGGTTTGAACTGGCGTTCGCTTATCAGGGCCCAGTCGCGGAGTCGAGATATCGCCTCCGCTAACTTGGCATTCCAATTTGGGTGGTCTCCCCTTGTGGGGGATTTACACAAATTGGCGACACTGCAAAATGCAGTGGATAAGCGACGTGAACGCTTAGTGCGTTTACACAGTCCAAAGGGACTGTCTCGTAGGATAACCCTAGGTGGGACAAGCGAATCGCTGACAAGCAGTCGAGTCGTTTGGTCGTCTTTGGGTGCGTCTGTAACACAGCCGTACCTTCAGACGATGACTACGGAACAGTGGGCAACTGTACGCTGGAAACCTTCCAGTAACAGTTACCTTGAAAACCCTCTTAGACCTAAGGATAAGGAGGTTCAGAGAATCCTGTTAGGATTAACTAGCCAACATATCACCGAGTCTATTTGGGAGGCTATACCTTGGTCTTGGTTAGTTGATTATTTGGTACCAATAGGTTCCTACCTAAAGGCCAATAATCAAGTTGTCGCCAAGCCAAGCGGCTATATCTGTGTAATGACTCGTAGAGTCACTACCAGACAGTACATGAAAGTCCCTGTTTCCGGCGTATCAAGCTGGAGTTGTACAGCTGGGGAAGCGATTCTCCGACTGCACGACAGGACTCTCAATGTTCCACCATCCCTTCCAACGGCCCGGATCCCAGTACTGGGTTCCGGACAACTGTCCGTCCTTGGGTCACTTGCGATCCTACGGGCTAGGTAAAGCCCGTTGGATCATCGCAACCAAGGAGACTATCATGTTTGCAAATACGCTTACCATCACGATTGATGGTGTTGCCAACGTGCTTACGCGCGTAAACCAGGACAATTATGGTTCTGAGTACATCAAGAAAGATGGCACTCAGCTCCTTAAGCTGCTTTTCCGGAACTCCGTAGAAGCAGCGTCCAATGGTTCGGCCGAGACGACGGATCGTCACAATATGTTCTTTGAGCATACTGTGTTTGCGACTCCGACCGCCTCGGAGAAGTATTACACTATGACCGCTACAATGCGGTCTCGTAAAACTTCTGACCCGGCTTGGCTGGATAAAGTGGCCGCAGGGTTCATCACCCTGCTCAGTGCACAGAAGACCGGATTGATTTCCGGCGAGTCGTAAGACCTCTTCTGTCACGCTGCTTTGCCCATCCAGTTTGGATGCGTATAGGCAGACATCATGGATGTAGGACCTCGAAAGGAGCCCACATGAGAAACCATGAAGATCTGATAGTCGGCATGTACTCGAGCATCCTTATGGATGTCGTAGCTACATACCCATCTATGCGTTTGGAAGTGGAGCGTCATAAAACACGCCTCGCTTCAATTGTAGATGCAAGAGGAGTGTCGTTCTTTACGATATCTCTTCCTGATGCTGCTAAGTGGTTTCAGAACTGCTTAGCAGTTGGAGTTCTCCCTTCAGCTCCCCGTCCGCCCTATCATGGGCCTAAGGGTGCTGGGGATGTACGGCCCACATTTCTGTGGGGGTTGTACGCTCTCATCTACGATACGCATGGAACGCTTCTGCCTGCACCTGATCCAACTGCCATATTTCTTCTTCGCCAACTGTATATGTTCGCGAAAAAGTTTAACATGGTTTGCTCACAGGAGAGGGTCGATGAAACCATCTCGGAATTCATCGACGTGGAAGCTAGTCTTCCTCGTAGCTGGCCAGGTACTTGGGATGATGATCATCCTAAGTGGAGGAATCGTGACGGGCACCCCATTTGGGGAGATCGTGACGAATTTGAGGGACTTTTCCCTCAATCTTCCGATCCATTGAAATCGAAATGGCGCCTCCTACATTCCCTGACAAGGAATGTGGCGGCGTCACTCGGTTACTTGGATACCTGGTCTATCCGGCCGAAGCACGGACCAGGGGTGGTTTCCGATGGCAAAGTTGTCAAATTTAATTTTGACAACTGGCCACGGAAACTTGCAACTCTCTTTCCTCCTGACTTTTTCGCTTCCCACGATTTCGTGGATCGAACGGTCAGCGATCGAGAGCTTCCGTCTAGATTGGCATGTGTGCCAAAGACGCAGAAGGGTCCCAGGCTTATTGCCTGTGAACCGACTGCCCATCAGTGGATCCAAGGTGGATTACAAAGATGGTTTGAGGATGCGATTCGTCGCCATCCTCTTGGTCTTTCCATTGATTTCTCCAATCAGGAGTATTCAAAAGAAATGGCACTTGAGGCAAGCCGAACTGGCAACTTCTGTACTGTAGATCTCTCTGCAGCATCAGATCGATTGTCAACTAGGCTTGTGGAGTATATATTCCAATCCAATATAACTATATTGGATGCACTCCATGCCTCTCGTAGCAGACTCCTTGTGATCCCGAAAGAGATCACCGGGGAAGCTGTGGATAAACACCTATGTTTATCTAAGTTTGCCCCAATGGGATCTGCCTGCACCTTCCCGGTGCAGACGGTGGTGTTTACTATTCTCTCCCATTTCGCCATTATGGTCACCGAAGGTGACAATGATGTCTCGATGGAAGCGTTTCGTAAACGCTCTTCCCTGGTTCGCGTGTTTGGGGACGATATCATCGTTCCCAACCACGTATACCCGGTATTACGACAGATTTTAGAATCTGTCCTATTGCGAGTAAATGACTCCAAGTCCTACCATGAAGGTTTCTTCAGGGAGGCTTGTGGTCTGGACGCATATGGTGGCTTTGATGTCACCCCTGCGTACCTTCGCAACGAGTATAATGCTCGGGACCCCGCATCCATGGCAAGTGTCATTGAATGCTCCAATAACTTCTATAAGAAGGGATTGTGGCACTCAGCTGATTACTTGCTGAAAACAGTACCGGAATCAGAGCGTAAGCTCCTACCGGTTAGCCGTATGGATGTGGGCTCTTGTACCATCTTCACGTTCGGTAAGGATTCCACCAACCTCAAAAGGCGGTTAAACCCTTATCTTCAGCGTGAAGAGTATCGTGTGTTGGAGATTTCAGCAATCAACCAACGCCGACGTGGTACAGGGGAAGCTTCGCTTTTTCAGTATTTTACTGAAGCCCCTCCCGCTGATCGCATGATCAAGTGGGAATCTGGGCAGGCGGAGCGGCCGCGTCTTCGTAAAAAGACGCGGTGGGTTGCGGCCTTACCAACCGCATAGGGCCGTTATCATTCGAAAGAATGATAACACCTAGGAG